GGTCCGATCGATACCCCCCCCTCCATATGCACTTCCCCTTTTGGGCGGACCCCGTTAGGGGTCCGGGGGAGTCCCACGAAACGCAACAACGGTTTCCACAAAACGTCGCGATCTGAGATATTCGATAGATGAAGTATGGATGTGCTACCGCCCCCCTTCTTTTTTACAGGTGGTGCGACTCTCAGGCGACTTGGGCGAATCGAGAGGGGATGAGGCTCTACCTTTCGGCGTTTCGGCAAGGGACTCCGAGAGAAAAGGTGGAGAGACACCGAACTTGGGTCAGGATTCCGGAGATCCAGAAGAAGTTGCGGTATGTTCGGAGGTATGCGGACCTGTACCCGAAGTTCGGGCAAGTTTTACTGCATCCGGGCTTCGGAGTCGCCCCGAAGAGGTGGCCGAAGAGGATAGCGGAAGCATTTCCGACAGATACGCCCCCTAGCCCGTATGAGATGGCATGCGCTCTTCTTCATCAGCCCTTGTCAAATCTGTGGAGAGCACATGCGGAGCATGATCCACTGATGCACTCGGCATTGTGCTGGTATTTGGCGGGTGCACCACCCCAAGCGATTGCAGATGCACTTGATTGCACCGTCAGTACACTCTACGCACGCATCTCTACTCTCTTATCTTGGGCAGGGGGGAGCGCTCGAACCGTCATCTGGTACCTTAGTACTGATTTGAGACCTGTTCTCACGAATCTGGACCGTACAAGGGCGCTTGCATCGATGTACCTGGGGGAGTCACAGGAGAAATGGATGCATGTTTCGAGTAGTACCTACCGTGTCTTTAATGAGATCGTGGATACGCCATATGTCAGGGCGCAGCTTGCAAATCGCCGTGCCCTCGCCCCGATACCGCGTCCACTCTCTGCTCCGGGCATCGTACATGCCTCAGCACAGAAGAAATATCGATGGGAGTCCCAGATGGCCACTGAGGCTCGATGGCATTCGAGACATCGGGCTCGGATTCAGCGACTTGCGGAGGAAAGCGCAGGGAAACTGGAGCCTTGGGGGAGACTTCCCCTTAGAGTTCCGGTATATGATAGAGATGAACCGGAGGCGTACCTTGAGCTACGACGAAAAGCCAAACTACGACGAGCCCGAAAGCGAGAACGGGGACGAACAGCTTCCAGCGGTGCCTAATCTGGAGGGGATTCTTACTGATAGCCGTATTCGCTCAGTGGAAGACGTGCTTGACTACGCCAGCCTGTGTGCTCTCGCAGTGGCGAATGGGAATGTTCCTACGAAACTCTCCAAGGAGCTACGTCTGTGGGGTGAGTTGATGTATACGTGCGTACAGGCGCAGAGCCTTACGTCAGGCGATGGCGATGTGAACTTCATTGGGCAGTTGATCCAGATCGCAGGGAATCCGGACGCCCCGACATTGAAACAGGCAGCTAAGATCGCTCAGGACGAGGCCCCAGTGCCCGTGATCCTCGATGCAGTTGCCGTAAATGAGTAAGAAGGAGCCGTCACAGGTGTCAACTGATGCTGATGGGCCTGTCCTTGGGCCTTCTGGGGGTGCGGGGGAACCGTCAACCGGACAGCAGTCACAGCCACAGGCTCAGGCACAGAAACCCCAGGCCAAAGCACAGCAGGCTGGCACAAATGCACATCAAGTCCTCCATTTTCTCCAGTCTCCCATAAAATCACTACCGGTCTTTGGGCAGGTTCACGATCAGCGTACTGGCCAGTTCGTGACGTATGATCCTTACCGACTGACCAAGACGCTGCAAGCAGAAATCCTGGATTACCTTTCAAATCCACCACTTACGGATACTGGGCAAACCAAGTTTCTTACTGTGCTTACGGCGCGGCAGATGGGGAAGAGCCTCACGGCCGAGTATGGGTGCTACCCCAAGGCCGCCTTTACGCCTGGGCATGACCATGTCTGCATTGCAGACACCAAGGATCGGGCCGAGTACCTGCACAAACGTGTTCACCACCTCCATGAGCGGTGGCCGATCAAGGTACGCAGTCGCACAATCCCCAATCGAGAGGCGAGGCAGCTTACCTTTCGCCCACTCCAGGGTGGAAAGATGCGTGTCCTCTCCGCAGAGACAGGTGCAGTGGGTATTGGGCAGTCACCCGACTCCTTCCATGCGAGCGAGTGTGCTTTCTGGGCTGACTTCTCAGGTTCGATGTTCCTCATCTGGCCGTCGTTGATGAACAGGGACCATGCGCTTGCCGTATTCGAATGCACGCCTTGGGAGGCGCGCTCCGATTGGCATGAGCACTGCCTCGAAGCCAAGAATGGGATCGGTCGGCACTCGTACCTCTTCAAGCCCTTCTGGGATGGGCAGTTGAATCAGCGGCCATGGAGACCCGAGTGGACGTTGGAGAATGAGGAAATCGATTTGCTGAATCTGCATGGTCCCCAGGGACTCCAGAAAGAGCATCTTGCTTTCCGCCGCCTCATCATGTCCACGGATGTAAAGATCCGCAGGAATCCTGAGTTCTTTCGGGTCTTCTATCCGCTCGATGATGTCAGTTGCTGGATCGCATCAGCCCAGTCCGCCATCCCTGGGCATGTCCTGGAGAAGCACCAGAATCGGAAGATGGTTCGGTGGCGTGGCCCCTATATGGAATACGAGCAGCCCGAAGCCGACGCTCGCTATGTCATTGGCGTTGACCCTTGTGGGCATGCTGCCCGAGATCATGCAGCTTTCCAGGTGCTGAAAGTCTATGATGGTGAGTGGACACAGGTCGCCTCATACGCAGAGCATTCCGATCCCATCATCTTTACGAAAGCACTGATCAAGGCTGCGAAGAAGTACAACAATGCACTGACGGTTGTGGAGTCCAATGGTGTTGGGCAGTCCATTCTGGCATTGCTCCGCGACTGGGGCTACGGAAACATCTTCTATGAAAAGCTGAAGCGCCCCGGGTTCACGACAACATCGAAGTCCCTTGACCAATCCATGGGTTGGTTGACCGATGCTCTTATGGATGACCTCATCATCAATGATTCCAATCTTGTCGAGCAGCTTCTAAGTTACCGGAATGACAAGAGAGTTGAGGAAAATCCCAACTCGGAGATCGCCCGAGGTGAAGCAAGCCGCCGCCGAAGGGAGCGTCACCACTGGGATAAGGTGTCTGCGCTCATCATGGCCATCGTTGGTGCCCGTGCACTCCCACGTCGGAGTAAACCGAGTCCCGAAGATACCAAGAAGGGGGATAATCTTGTGCTGTTCCCCACTTGGGATAGCTGGAATGCGTATCAAACATCCGTTAGTCAGGAGAAATCGCGTCGTAACCGATTGCAACGACCCGGTGGAACGTGGTACAGAAAAGGTCCAAAGTGGAAATAGGAGTTCCTCATGGCTAATGGCAAACCCAAAGTGACAGCCCCCGGCGACTTTCCCCCCCTCATCGGTGAAGATCCTGGCAAGAAGAAGAAGAAGGGGGAGAAGGGTATGTCAGCGGCTCGGACCGAAGCCGCCCAAAAAGCTTGGGAGGCAAGGGGCAAGATTGCTGCTGCTAAGTTGGGGGCGAAGGCTAAATCAGGACAATGACAGAACCTCCCCACGCTCAAGCTCGACACTCGGCGGTATGCCATGCGATGGCGAAGCACGCGCCGCCGCAGTCTGATTGGAAAGTCGAAAGCGATGGGGAACTCTCTACCATTACCTCTGAACAGATGCGCCAAGCAATGGGTGACACTGAACATCCAATGGGCCTGACCTTTTCTGAGGATGAGAAGGATCTTCACATCAAGTCTGTGGAGATTCCAGAACAGATGCGCGGAATGGGAATCGGAACACAGCTATATATACAGGCGCTTCAGTATGCTCAGGACAATGGCTTGGGCTTCAGGAGTGATGTGAACCCAACTCCAGAAGCTCTCTCTGTCTATGCTCGGCTTGTAGGAGCAGGGATTCCCATTACTCAGCAGAAGGACGAAGCTGGAGTTCTTCAGTTTTCCATTCCGGCTGAAGCCCTTGAAAGTGCGAGCCTGGAAGAAGCTGCTCAAAAGACTGGAGACCAAAATGGCTGAAGATCCAGCCCATAAGGCGGCACGTCAAGCCGCAGTCACAAGGGCACTTCGAAGTGCGCAGCCTACAGAGATTTCCTCTCCAGTTCCAGCATTTGGGAGAGAGAAAGCCGCTGATGCTCCCTTGTTTGATGAGTTGGAGACGGGTGAGGATTTTGCCCGCTTGGGCCTCGATATTGCCTCAATGTCTCCGATTGGCCAAATCGGACAAGCCATAGCCGACACCACGATTGCTGGAATGGATTTGGCAAAAGGTGATTACCCAGGTGCAGCGATCTCTGCTGCGGCTGTCGGCCTTCCGATGACTGCTGGCGTTTTGAAGGGTGCAGTAAAAGGCGTATCTGATATTGCTTCTGCTGGAGCTAAAACCGCAGATCAAGTTGCTGATGCCGCAAAGCAGTGGGTAGAGAAGGGCACCGATTCTCCCTACTTCAAACGATGGTTCGGTTCTTCAGGAGTGGTTGATGAGGCTGGTAAGCCCTTGGTGGTTTACCATGGTACGGGACAACAGTTTGATCGTTTTGATCCAAGGGGACTGGGGAAGAATACCGGAGCTACTTCGATTCCGGGAGGGATGTTCTTTACGAACAAGGCTGATGAGGCTGCAAAGTACATGCAAGACCAAGTTACGCCGACTCAGGCCTATTTTGATCTTGTAGAAGAGATCGGAGAGGCGAAAGCAGACGAGACCGTTATTGCGGATTTTGTTTCTAATAAGGGGAAATCCCATTACTTCCAGAATCTGGGGACTGAGTCAGTCCTTCCCGTGTACCTAAAGATGGAAAATCCCTATACTATCGACGTGAAGGGAGCAGAATGGTCAACAGAGTTGGATGAACTCATCCTGCGAAGAATGGATGTCGCACGTCGAGCGGGAGCCAAAGAGTTCGATGGCATTATCATTAAAAATATAAAGGATATTGGAGAGATATCAGATAGCTATGTTGTCTTCGATCCGACTGGAATCAAATCATCAATAGGCAATAGAGGTACATTTGACCCAACTGACCCCAGAATCTCAATGGGTGTGGGTGGAGCGGCAGCGATAGCTGCACGAGAAAAAGCCCAAGAGGGTGAGGAAAAATAGATGGCACTCAAAGGCACACAGATTCGGGACTTGATCAATGTCCACAAAACACGTTCCACAGCCGAAAGGCAAAAGTGGGACCGGTATCTTCGTTACTACCGATCTGAGTATTGGGGTGAGAACAAAGACATCCGGGAAGTCTCCGATGATTCCGATGTGGCAATGGAAACGAACTATCCGTATTCCTATGTGGATTCGATGGTCAGTTCGATTGTCCCCCCGAATCCTCAAATCTCAGTAGTTGAGCGAAACCGGAGCAAGAAAGAGTTCGCCAAGTATCGTGAGGCACTGGTCAATGACACGCTGAAGCGAAACCGCACTTCCAAGTTGCTGTGGCGGCTCGCGACTTATGCCTCTGTATATGGGCGCGCAGTGGTCAAAGGTGTATGGCGCTTCGCCCGGAACCGGGTTGAGTTCAGAATCATCGATCCCCGCTTCATCTTCTTCGATCTCTCAGCCGAGCGCTGGGAGGATGTCCGCTATGTGATTGAAGTTACTACACTTACTCGGGAAGAGTTTCAGCGTCGGGCAAAGATGCCCAGGGATCCCAACAAGCCCAGAGGCAAGAAGCGATACGATCCGGCCATCGTTGAGAAGGCGATGTTCGGGAGCTACCCATCTTGGCTGAAGCCCGCACTGAAGAAGAGCCGGGACATCAGTTCTGAAGCATTCGATTGGGTCACGGTCTATGAGGTGTATGACTTTGCTGGGCGGAAGTACCATCACTTCTTGGCCGATATGGAGAAGCCCCTGTTCTCAGGCAAGCTTCCGTATCGCTTTGTGCGGAACCCATACCAACTCCTCACCTTCAATGACAATATGCAGAGTCTTGAAGGCATCTCTGATGTCCAGTTGATCGACCGGCAGCAGCAAATGCTCAATGAGTTGGACACCTTGGAGTTGCGTCATGCCCAGGCATCCATCCCGGTGACACTGTTCCAGGCAGGGCTCGTTGATAATCCAGGAGCCTTCATCAAGGATCTGCTGGAGGCGACCAGCCCAGGAGATGCTGTCGCTATCCATGCCAAGCCCGGCATCGGTGTGGGTGACATCATCGCCAATACGCCGACGACACAGCTTTCGCCCAGCTTCAAGACGATGCGAGAGCGCATCACACAGACAATCGAGTTCACCCTTGGGCTTCCTCAGTTCCAACGGGGTGTTGTCGGCGTCGCTGATGTTGCTACTGAGGTTGCTTTGGCCGAAACGGCTGTCCGTACACGGAATGGTCGTCGCCTCCAGGCAATCCAAGACATCATCGAATGGATGTCCCACATCACTGTGGGCCTGTATGAAGAGTTCTTGGATGCGAAAAGCCTTCTACCGATCCGTCTCACAGGTCGTCAGGAATCTATTTCTGTGACTCGGAAGTCTTTTGGCGCGCGCGATCCAGGATCTGTGAAGGATGGCTCACTCCTCGAAGACCCACTCGACTACGATTACGATGTGGTCCCGTATTCTCCCACTGAGAACAGCAGAACGATTCAGTTGAAGAATCTCTCTCAGGTGCTGGATCTCCTCTCAGCTTCTCCCGATGTCGATAAGCGCCGTCTTGTCCTCACCATCGTTGAACTTCTCAATCTTGATCCAGACCTCCTCATCTCTATGGAAGAGAAGGTCCAGGTTGAGCAGGAACAGGCTGCGGCTATGGGTGGAGTTCCCGGCGCACCTGGGCCAACGGGGGGGAGCGGGGGGGAAGCCAGCGCAGACCTCCCTCAGTTAAAGGGAAGAGAGATTCGTGATACAACTACAACCGGAGGCGCTATTGCCTCAACTGGACCTCGCGTAGTCTTTCCGACTGCGGCCGGTGGCCCAGGTAATCCCGCTCCCAAATCATAGGCATTCCAATGGCAGAACAAGCAATCGGTACCCCTTCTCCTGCATCAGCGACTTCTCCAGGGCAGTCTCCTCCGAGTCTCGAAGAGGTTCGCCGGAAGATCGATGAGGCTTTCGAGGCCGGAAACTTCCAAGAACTGGCACGCTTGAGTGCTCTTGCTGGAGCCATGATGACCAGCTTGCGCCGTGACTTGAGCCAAGATGCTCGATATCGGCGGACTCAGCAGAACCCTCAAGGCTCATCCCCTGAAGATCTGTCCTATGCGGATATGAGGAATCGTCAGTTGGGCGCAGCACAGCAGTTGGTAAGTACAACTGAGCGCGCATCTGAAATGGCCGACGCAGATCCCGAAGGCGCAGAGGCACCTGGCTTTATGGCTCGGGCTGCCCCCGCAGCCGCAGCGGGTGGACTGGCTGCTGGATTGGCAGATGAGCCCTACAAGGCCAGCAAGGCAGCAGCGGAATCAGCGAAACGTTCCATCAGTGGTAAGGCTGGTGCTGATGTTGTCGCTGCCCATAAAGCTACTGCCGGGGCCAAGGCGGCTGGTGGTGATGTCGGTCGTGCTTCTCAAGCCGCCCGAAAGGCAGCAAGCCAACCAGCGGTTCAGGTTCGGGCGGGAGCGGAGCCCCCTCCCAAGGGCAGTATTGGGGCCGCAAAGAAGGGATTGCGTACAGCCAGTGCTGAACTCCAAGGTGCGAAGGGCGCGGCGGGAGCAGCAAGCCGAACTTCTGTTCAGAAGGGTGCCCAAGCCGCAGCATCGAAAACAGCAGCGAAAAGCTTTTCCAAGATCGCCGCCCGGGCTGCACCCAAGATCTTCGGTGGTGCAGCCGCAGGATTGGCCACTGTCGCGATGGAGCCCTTGCTCGCTTTCTACCAAACGACTCAACAGGCTGGAGACTTTCTGGGGCAGATTGAGTCTTTGTCTACCTCTTCAGGTCGGCCTCTGGAGCCAACGGACCTCTCTAATACGGCCATTGATCGAATCGGGTCCAGCCCAGAGCTAATGGATGCAATGTTGATGAATGGGGTCATCACTCGGGAGACATACGCTTTCGCCAATCCAGAGATGGCTGTAGAGCGCGGTCTATTCAGTGAAGAAGAGACTCAGGTTGGAGGCGGACCTGCCGTTGTTACTGCTCGGGCTCCCGATGTCTTGTCTCCAGTACAG